AGTCGTCGGCCCCGGTGTCGCACCCGAACAGGAAGCAGTCGTGCCCGTTGAACGTGTCGAGGCCCACGATCCGGCCCTTCGACCACAGGCTCGTGACCCCCACCATGAGCACGTCGTCGCCCGCGTGCGGGTCCGCTTCGGCGACCCGGACCGCGGGCAGTTCGACGGCGACCAGGAGCACGGCCAGGTCCGCCGCGTCGTCGCGCCCGAGCACCTCGGCCTTGTGCCAGCGCCCGTTCCCGCGCACCCGCGGGTCGGTCCCGGTCCCGAGCACGTGGGCTGCGGTGAGCACCGCCGAGCGCCCGCCCTCGGACCAGACGACGGTTCCGCTCCCGGACCCGTTCCCACAGCTCACACGCACCACCGCGTCCCGCACCTTGCCCAGATCGCTCAGCGGGCTTTTGCTCTCGCACGGGCACGGCCCGCGCCCCCCGTTGGCCGGGCACTGATAACTGCCGCACGTCCCGGCCCCACCCGGAGCGGTTACGCACCCGCACCCGGTCTTCGGGGACTTTTCCTTGGGCACCGGCGCGGGTGCCGTGACCGGCTTCACCTTCGGTTGGCCGGCCAGGGCCAGCGCGACGCGCACCTTACGCTCGCGGTCGAGATCGGCGTCGCCGGCGAACAACGGGCCGGCGACGGAAACGAGCACCGCGACTGCCGCGGCGCGTAACAGGAGTGTCTTCACCACGACAGTGGCACCTCGTGTTTGAGTGCGGACAGGTCGAGCCGGTCACGCGCCGGCTTCCGCTCCACGAACCAGTCCACGGGCAACTTCTTCCGCGGGAACCCGACGGCCCCGCTGTACGCCCACGAGTCCCCCTCGCGGAGCATCCGGTCGATCACTTCAGAGTCGGCCCAGAACCCCGCGGTGGTCGGATCGCCCCAACCGACCGGGCCGATGTGGTAATTCGTCTTGGACCAACTGTTCTCGATGTGCCCGTACTCGTGGGCGCTGTCGGTCTGGTACCCGTCCAGGCACATGCAGTGCCCCCAGCGCGGGCCGGGGGTCGCGACCCCGTTCGCGTCGCGCTGGCGTCCGAACCCTTGGGTCGAGCAGATCGCGATCCCGTACCCGTTGGCCAGGGCCTTCTTCGCGTCCGCCCAGCTCGTGATCCGGGTCGCGTCCTTCACCGGGAACTTGCGCGCGACCGGTTCGAGCTCGTCGGGCACCCCGGTGTAGTTCCACGAGCGCGCCCGGGCCGCGCTGTACTCGGTCAGGTCCAGGTTCCCGTACTTGCCCTTGGGGACCATGCCCCATTTGGTGGCCCACTTCGCGGCCCACGACCCGTTGCTCCCGTCCCCGCTCGGGTCCTGGCGCGTCGGGCGGATCGGGCACTTCCCCCCGTTGACCTCGACCCGCGAGCCCGCGTAAGTCACTTCTTCGCTGAACAGCGTGAACTCGGACGGGTCGCCGTTGCGCTGGGCGATGTCGGCCGCGAGGGTGCGCTCGATCGCGGTCGTGGTGCCGAACCCGACGCACGACCCGGTCGGGTTCTGATCCTTCATGGGTGTCGGCTTGCCCGTGATTTTCTTCTGCGCCTGCCACAGGTACACGGCCGCGGGCAGCTCGCGCGTCTGCCCGGCCGGGGTCTGGGAGAACCGCAGCGTCGGCATGTCCTCGGCGGTCTGCCGCACGACTTCGGGATCGTTGATCCACCCGGTGTGGTGGATGCCCTCGAACTCTTCGAGGCGACCGGTGTTCGGCGCCGGAACCTCGACCCGCTTCTCGACCTCAACGGTCCTGTTCGGGGTCAACTGGTTCCCGCCGATCATCCCGAGGACGATCGGGATCAGGGTGGCGAGCGCCCGCAGGCCCCACGTCTTCAGCTTGGCTTTGGTCTCGTCACTCATCGGACGTCCTTTCGTGTCACGCTTCCGCGTATGTGGGACTGAGAGCTGTTACGTCGTTACCGGAAGTGCCAAAACCCGCCCCGGTCGAACCAGCGATCGAGAGCCAAGAACAGCGCGAAGGCCGGGAGCACGACCCACAGGAAGAACGAGAGGAGCGCGAGGGCGATCTTGTCGGTGGTCTTCATGGCGCGGTCAAATCCCTTCGAGGATCGTGGCCAGTTTCACGAACAGCGCCGCGGCGGCCTCGCGATTCGCGTCGGTGAGCTGGTCACCGGTGAACAGCGCGGCCAGCTCGCCGGCGACGACCTGGCGCACCTCCTTGAGCGGCTCGTCCCCGTCGAGGAGCGCGGTCGCGGCTTCTTTGAGCTTGGCCTTGAGTTGGTCGGTGGTCGTGAGGGACTTGTCGGCGCACGTCTTCTTGGCCGCGCGGTACAGGGCCGCGAGATCCTTGACCCACACCGCCTTCTGCTCGGGCGCGCCGGCCGCGCCCTTCAGCGCGTCGAGGATCTTGGTCTTGAGTGCGTCGACCGGAACCGGCGTCCCGTCCCCGATCGTGACCGTGGTACGCACGGGCTCGCTGGGCACGTCGCCGGCGGCGGTGTACGCGATCAGCTCGTATGTGCCCGGGAGCCCCGAGTAGTACAGCGTGCGCCCGTTGTCGGTCGGGTCGATGTCGAGCCCGGGCGGTGCGATCCACCGCACGTACTTGCTCGTGGTCTCGACTTTCAGCTTCCCGAGCTTGCCCGCTGGGGTCTTCTGGGGCGGGGGCAACTTGATCGTGGGAACCGCGGGCGGGTCTTGTGCGGTGGCAAAGGAAGGGGCCATGAGCAAGAACGACGCGAGCACCAGTCGCATGGCGGGCTTCTCCTCGGGGGACCGAGCCGTCGGCTCGAAGGCGCGTGAGCCTTCAATGTGGCCGTGGAGTGACGGGCGGAACAGCGAGGAACGCGGGCGCCGGCGCGGAATCCGCGGGAAACGTCCAGCATGCTGTAACGCGATCAGGCGCGCCCGGGCCGGACCCGGCAGATCACCTCCTCGCGCCACACCGGGCCGGCCGCGTACTGCGCGCACGTCGTCGCGGCGAAGTCGCAGTCCCCGGGGTACCGCATCCCGTAGCGCCCGAGCCGCTCGGGATCGTTCGGGAAGACGAGGCACGGGGTTCCGAGGTTCCCCACCGTCAACACCGGTTGCCCGGGGCGCCAAATGAGCGGGGCCGTCGGGTGCCCCGACATGCGGAAGATGTGGGGCCGGTCGGGCGCGAGCCGCAGGGCCGCGCGCACCGTGGCGATCGCGTCCGGGGTGTACTCGTCGTCGTCGTCGAGGGCCATCACGTGCGTCCCGGTGGCCCGTCGGCTGTCGAACACCCAATTCCGCGCGTGGTGCCCCCACGTGCCCGTTTTGCCCGTGTGCTCGATGTAGCGCCCGGGGAGCCCGAACTGTCCGAACACCTCGGCCGCGACCGGTTGCGGGCCGTCGCCCACCAGGAGCACCTCGTCCCCTGGCTCCCACGCCTGCCCTCGCAACGAGCGCAGGGTCCGGGCGAGCGTGGGCCGGGAAATCGTTGCGATCACGAGCGAAATGGTCACCATGCGGCACCGGTCAGTTCGCGGGAGCAATTACCTGCGCCGCGCGCTCGCGGCACATTTGGGCGTAAGGGGCCTCGCGTTCGATCAACAGGCACCGGCGTCCCTCCAGGGCCGCGGCCACGCCCGTGGTCCCGCTCCCCGCGAAGCAGTCCAGGACCAGGCCCCCGGGCGGGCACACCTTCACGAGCGCGCGCATCAGGTCCGTGGGCTTGCCCGTGAGGTGGTGCTTGTCGCGCTGGCGCACGGGCACCGAGTAGAACCCGGGGAACGGGGAACCGGACAACGGGCGCGCCCCGTTGGTGCCCCACACCAGGTACTCGCACTCGGAGCAGAACCGGCCCTGGATCGGGCGCGCCCCGGGCTTGTGCCACACCACGATCCCCCGGTACACCCACCCGCCCGCCTGGAGCGCGTTGGTCGTCTCGCCGAGTTGCCTCCAGTCGGTGAACACCCCGCACACGGCCCCGGGCTTGCTCGCGCGCAGGCACTCGCTCAACCACAGCGCGCACCAGTACCCGAACGCGCGCTGGTCCCGGGCGTCCCCGGAGAACGTCGGGTACTGCCGGCGCGTGCCGGTCTGCTGGTACTTGGTGGCCACGTCGCGCTGGCGGTCCGCGCGCGTGAACCCGCCGCTCGAATACGGTGGGTCCGTGAGCACCGCGTCCACGCACCCGCTCGGAACGCTCTGGAGCGCGGCCAAGCTCTCACCCTCGATCACCCGGACCGGCTCTTGGGCCGTCGGCAACTCACCCGTAGCTGTAGATCGCATCGCGGTACTCGCCCTCCCGGGCCGCGGCGCGGGCGCCGCGGCCCGGGAGGGCCATACGAACGGCCCTTGGACCTGTGTTCGTCGAGAGCGCGGGCCAGGGCCGGTACGCGCCACCGAGTTGGAAATGGATCGGTTCGAGAACCTCGGGCCGGAGCACTGCTCACGAGCGGGAACCGAACCTCAGCCATGCTTGTACAGCCCTTTGGCGTAGTCGTCTTCCCAGCCCGCGCACGTGAAATCGTCCGGAAGCGTCACCCCGAAGCGCTGAGCGAGCCGCCGGTAGTCGTCCGGCGTGCTGGAGTGGTGCCAGAGGAAGGCCCCGGATTGCTCACGGGCCGTCGGCACCAGCTCCCAGGGCCAGTACGCCCCGCCGAGGTGATCGCGGATCAGCTCCCAAATGAGCATCTCGGCGTCGTACCCCAACTCGCGCTCGAAGTAGAACGGGCGCGGCCGGTAGAACTCCAACGCGCTCGGCTCGGTCCATTCCTTCACCCGCATGAGCACGATTTCGGTGCGGATCGGCCAGCGCGGGTGATCGCACTTCCGGGCCGCGGTCGCCAGGCCCGCCAGGTCGAGCGCCTTGGCCCCGTCCTGAAGCCAATACCCGGCGGTCGGGATGAGCCGTTGGGACAGTTTGCACACGAATTCCAGGCCGCGGTCCCGGCCCCACTTGGCGCCCTTGTGGAACGCGGCAATGTCGCCCCCGCCGTGCCCGATGCGCTCCGGGTTGGTGCTCACGCTGGCGTCCTCGAACCGGGCGCAGATCCGTTCAAGGTCCGCGTGTATCCGCGGGTCGTCGTTGCTCACGAGCACCGGGACCGGGCCGCACGTGGCCCGAACCGTGCGGATCTGGATTTCGGCGAGTGCGGCCCACTTGTATACGCCCACGACAACCCCACACGCGGGGTCACCGGAGCGGGGAATATTCGTGGGAACAATTGCGGCCGCTTTTACCCGGGGCGCGTCCGGGTGATGGCTGCACGTGGCGCACGTCCACAGCCCGGACAGCGGGTTCCCGCGCGTACAGCGCCCGTCGGTGTTGCCCTCGTGGTCGCACCAGTACGTCCGGCGCGCCTCGTTCGGGCCGGCGCACGTGCTGCACTCGGCCACCAGGTCGCCCTGGAGCGGGCACACGGACCGGAGCACCGGCAACGACACCCCCACCGCGCCGGCCCGGACCCGTCCCGCGTGCTCCGGGTACCGCTTGCTCACGCCCCGGGCCTTGCGGTCCGCGGTCCGCGCCTGGACCTCCTCGAACTTGGTCACGGGATGTCCTCCGGGCACATTTGCTCCTCGTTGAAGCAGTTGCAGATCCCGGTGGACCACGTCGGGTCACCCGTTACCGGACCGTCCACCGTCGCCGTGAACTGGATGTAAATGATCCGGTTCACCAGGAAGTCAAAAGGCGGTACCGAGATACACGTGCGCGGGCTGTTGAACACGAACTGCGTCATTTCCGTGCAGCCCTTGGACGGGCCGTACCAGACGTTAACCGTCCCGGTGCCGTTGATCGTCAGACAGTTCGTCACGCTCGGGGGCGAGCTGCTCGCGATCCGATCGTACACGTGCCACGCCACGTCCCCGGCTTTCATGTCCCACGGCAGCGCCCAGCTCGTGCAGCACGGTAATCCCATGTTCGGGGGGCACGCGCTACAGTGCTCCTCGGCCTCCTCCTCGCTCTCCCACGGCCCGCCCGATTGCACGTCGAGGTCGCCCGAACACGCCTCACCCGCTTCCAGTTCCAGGGGGGTGTACGGCGTCCCCGGGTCCGAGTCCTTCGGGCGCGTGCAGTACCACCCGGCCGGGCAGCTCGCGCACACCTTCACGTACAGCACCCGCGCGCACACGTCGTCCGGGTCTTCCACGAAGTCCGGGTAGAAGTCCTTGCGCTTGAACGCGAACGTCACGCACGGGCACACCGAGCAGTCCTTGCGCCCGACCTTCGCGACCGCCGAGGGCAGGTCCGGTGTGAGCGACAGGGACGGAGTGGCCGGGTCGAACGCGACCGTGTACTCGACCTCGTTAATGGTGATCTTCTGCGTGGTCGCGCTCGGCGCGTTCCCGCTCCCGATCTCCTGAACGACCCAATAGTCCTCGGGCTTGGCCGCGACGAGCCACCCGTCCCCGTCACAGTCCGTGTCGCGCGAGCCAGTACCCCCGCCCCCGAGCAGCACATACGCCATCTGCGTCCCGGTCGTGGCCGGCGGGACGAGCAGGCGCACCGGGCCGGACGCGGCCGAGACCAGGTGCGACGTGGTGCCCGGGATCGGGCGCGCGAACCGGTGGCCCGTGCTCGACACGCTCACCTGGGCGACGGTCACACCCGCAACGACCGCGCGGCCCACCGTGCCGGCCTCGATCCCGTCGAGCACGACGAGCACGGAATCGGTGGCACTGGCCGGGGCCGCGGCCGATAGGACCGGGCGCCGGCTCGCATAAACCGGATCACTATCCGGATCAACAGCCACATCGGTCGGGGTCAGGATCGCGTGGACCGGGTAGGTGTCGTCGCTCAGGTTCTCGATGTCGACGATCACGGCCGGGCGCCACGGCTCGTATGTGCCACCGCGCACCGGGTCACGGGCCACCCGCCCCCGCCGGACGGCGTCGAGGACTGTGTTGACGGTGGCCGCGTTGTTGAGGAACGGCGACGGTTGCCCTGCGGCGACGGGAGCGAGCGGGTCCATGTCACGTCCCGATTTCGAGGAGCGCGAAGTTACCCTCTTCGAGAACTCGCTCGACGTAAGCCGCGCGGGGCCGTGTGACGACCAGCCCCGAGACGTTTACTTCCTCGTACCGGACCCACATGTACTCGAACCCTTTCTTGCTCGGCACATCGATGTCCGGGCCGACGGAGATGTGGACCTCATTCTCCGCGCCGCCGAAACTGTGGGTCAGGGTCCACCCTTCGCCCTTGGTGTAATTACCGTCGCACCCCATGTAGAGCACCTCACCCGCGGCCTGTTCGTAGAAGGCTGCGGTATTCACCTTCCCACACATATTCTTGATCGTGCGCAGATAAGCGGCTGTGACGTTGGCCCGGGGCACCGTGCGCTTGAACAGGAAGCTAGGGTCCGGGGGGATGTCCACGCCCTCGGGCCTCCCGTCCTTGCCCACGTTGATCGCCCCTTTGAAATCCTCCTCCAGCGCCCCGAGCCGCGTCGTGATCGAGACCGTTTGGAGCGAGTGCGTGATGTGGCTCTTGCGCGGGGTGAACGAGAATGAGAACCCGGCCGTGAGCGGGGTAGTATCGTTGCCCGGACCGCTCGGGTTGGGTGGCGGGCTCCCGTCGTTCCCGACGCCACCGAGGGGTTGGTTCCCGCCCCCGACGCCCGTGGTCCCGTACTCGATTTCCACCTTCCACAGGTGCGGGGCACCGTTCGGCTTGATGTCGATCTTGTTGCGAATGAACCCGTTGAAGAACGGGAACGAGCCCTGCAGCGCGGCCAGGTAGATTTGCGCCTCGGTCTCGCCCGCGGTGGTCCGCACGTTGTACCGGAGCGTCTCCCCGCCGCTGTCGGCCCCGTTGTTCAGGTCCCGCGAATCGGGCGACTCGTTGACGAAAATACTCACCGGGGTCTCACTTCAGGAGTAACGACTTGGCGATCGTTTCGGCCGCCCGCACGGTCGCGGCCGTGTTGTCCGCCGTCTCTTCGACCGCCTTCACCTGCCGTTTGAACAGCGGGTCCGCGCCAAACCGTCGCGATAATTCCGCTCCCCGAAACGAGCCCTGGGCACCACCGATCGCCGCGGCCACGCCTGCGCCGGCCTTGAGGTCCGGGGCCTTGGCCCCGGCGCCGGGGCGCTGCAGCGCGCGGGCCTGGGCGTTCAGTTCGTCCACGCGGGCCTTGAGGCGCGCGACCTCGTTTTCGGAGGCCGCGGCGTCCGCGGCCCGGGCGTCGTCGCGGGCCTTTTGTGCCTTCTCGCGCTGCTCCCGGAGGGACTCGATGGCCTTGTCCCGGTCCGCGTTGATCTTGTCGAGTTTGGCCTGGGTCTCGGCCGCGGTGACGTCGACGAGCCCGCCCCGGAGCCCGCGGAGCTCGTCCAGGCGCCCCTTGAGCGAGTCCGTCGGGTCCACCTTGTCGAGGATCTCGGTGATCTTGATCGCCGCGTCGAGCACGGTCCGGGCCACGGCATTGAACGTGTTCGTGAACTTGTCGCTGATCTGCACGTCCATCCGGTCGATCCACGAGACCAGGTTGATCAGGTTCTCCATCACGTTCGAGGATATCCCGTCCCAGATCTGGCGGATCAGGTCGGCCGCGACCGCGAACGGGGCGACGATCGGGGCGACGAGCATGGTAAGGGCGTCGGCCACGTCGCTGAACTCGTCCCGGAGCGCCTGGATCGAGTCCTGAACCCAGGTGATCCCTTCGGTGATCTGCTCCCCGATCGCGTGGAACGCGCTCACGACCTCGTCGGCGCCGCGGTTCAGATCCTCCCACAGCGCGTCGAGGATCGGCCCGAGACCGTCGGTCACCTCGTGCCACCCGTCCACCACGGCGTTCGTGAACGAGTTCCATTTCCCGGTCATCGCGTCCGTCGCCTGCGCCCAGAGCAGTTCGAGCGTGGTGAGCGCGATTTCCATTGCCAGGTTCATGTCGCCGGCCCCGATCGCGGCGACGACCCCGCCCCACGATTCCTTGAGCTGGTCCGCGACCCGGCTCAGGTCGTCGAGGATCTCGCGCACCTTGTCGAGCGCGGCCTGGGCGTACTCCGCGAGCTCGTCCCGGAACAGGTACGCGAGCCCGCCGATCGCCGCGGCCACCGCCGCGACCGCCAGGAGCGGGCCGGCCCCGATCGCCGAGATCGCCGCGACCACGATCTTGATCCCGGCGACGAGCGGCCCGATGGCCCCGATGATCGAGACCAGCACCCCGAGCCCGGCCCCGGCCCCGGACATCACGGTCCCGATGCTCACGAGCGCGGTCCCGAGCGCGACGGCCCCGGTCGCGACCTTGAAGATCGTGGCCACGAGCTCCCGGTTGCCCTTGATGAACTGGGCGATCGGCCGGGCCACCTCGACCACGCGCTCGGAGATCTCCTTGACGACCGGGGCGATCGCGACCCCGATCTCGCGCCACACCTTCCCGAGCGTGACCGTGGCGAGGGCCTGCGCCCGGGTCGCCTCGCGCGCCTCCTGCACGTCGGCCGAGCTGGTCTCGAACGCATCGCCCAGGTTCCGCACCTGGTCCGCGGTCATGTTGAGCACCCCACCCAGGTTCTTCCCCGTGTCCTCGCCCACGGCCTTCATCAACAGCCCGAGCTTCCCGATCGGCGCGTTCGAGGCCTTGATCGCGTCGAGCAACTTGTAGAAGCGCTCGGCCGTGTCCAGGCCCGCGAACTCCTGCGCCCCGACCCCGAGCTGCTTGAACAGGTCCGCGGCTTCCTCGCCCTTCCCGGTGAGCGCGTCGTTGATGCGCTGGTTGAACGTGGCGAGCCCTTCCTGGGCGTCGCGCAAGTCGCTCCCGCCCGCGGCCATGATCCCGAACAGCCGGGACGCCTTCTCCGCGGGCAACTGGAACAGGTCCGCGAGGTCCCCGATCTTGCCCGTGTCGGCCAGCGCGTCGAGGGCCGGCTTGAACCCGGCCGTGACCGCGGCCCCGAGCCCGCCCACCGCGGCCCCGGACTTGATGAGCGTGGACCCGAGCGCCTGGAACTTGGACTTCACCCGCTCCAGCGCGCGGAGCACGCCCGAGTCCCGGGCGAACAACTCGACGTAGGCGCGCCCGGCCCGGACGTTGGCCGCACCGCCCCCGCTCGCGTTACTCAACCCGGGCATGTCACTTCCCCCCGAACACGTGATCGAGGACGACCCACGCGAACCGGCTCTCTTCCGCGATCTCGTCCGCGGTCCTGTTCCGCACCGGCTCGCGCGGCGGGCGGAACGCGGGCGGGATAACCTGCACCGGGTCGATCGGGGTCCGGGTCCACCCGTTGCGGTTGACGACCAGGCACGCGAGGGCCGCGTCCCGGACCCAGTCCGCCTGGAGCCGCGCGTCGGCCATCTGGGTCAGCTCCCGGAGCGTCAGCCCGCGGGGATCGACGCCGGCGATTCCGGCGGTGCGGTAGCAGAGCGCGAGGAGGTCGAAGCGCTCGGTTCCTCCCCCAGCGGGTCGAGCGCCTCGATCTTCCGGAGCACCCGTTCCGTCGCCGCGTGCTGCGCCACCTTCGCCTTCTCGGTCGCCGCGTTCAGGATCTTGCGAAGGTGGCTCGGGGAGAAATCCGCGAAGGCCCCCCGGAACGCCTCGTATGCGGCTTCGAGCGGGTCGCCGGCGAGCCCGCGGAAGAACTGCTCCTCGGTGATCCCGAATTTCGTGACCTGGTCCGTCAGGAGCACGAACAGCACGTCCACGAACTTGACGGGGTCTTTGACGAGCGCCCCGAACCCGGCCATGTTGTCGTCGAGCAGGGTGCCGATCTGGAACCCGGTCCGGGCCGCGACCTGTTTGATGCCCCAGGCATCAATGGACACGTCCCAGTTGCGCGCGGCGCTGTCCTTAAACGACCTCATCGGTACCTCACGGGGAATCGAAATCGGGGGTCACCACGAGCTTGCACGGGACCACGGGCTTGCCCCCGCCCGAGGCCGCGACGCGGACCGCGAAGTTGTAAGTCGCGCCGGCCGTGCCGCCGTCGATAAAGAACTTCACGCCCCGGCCGATCGGGATACGGTCGAACTCGGCGTCGAGCACGACCAGGCCGGAGATCGTGAGCCCGGGCGGGCCGCCCGCGGGGAGCAGTTCCGGGGCCGAGAGCGTTTCGCCGGCGACCACTTCGGGGGTCTCGGCCAGGGACACGGCGAACCACCGGGGCTCGCTCGCGGGCTTGGCCAGGGTCGCGGGCGGGATGCGGGTCGCGCTCACCGGTCGGTACCTCCACACCCGGTCCCAGCTCGCGGCCGGGCGCCGGAACACGCGCGCCCAGGACCACCCGGGGCGGCGCCACGTGCCCCCCGGCGCTCCGGGTTCGGGCTCGGGCGGGGTCGCGAGCCGGAGCGGTCCCGGGATCGGCCCCGTGCGAACGAAGAACGGTCGGGCAAACGCGACTCGGGCCACGAGCGCCGGGAGCGGCCACCGAACAACGGGTGGTGCGATCACTCGGGCCGGTCCGCGGAGCACGAGGCCCCGACCCGGCACCGGCGCGGCGCGCCGGGCACGAGCGACCAGGACGCCCGGAACTCGCATCGCCGACGGGACCGCGATCGCCCGTGTGGGTCGGCCCACAATACCCCGGCTCAGAACCTGTACGATGCGCCGGGGTGCGGCCACGAGCACCGCGGGCGGGCGCTTTGCTACGATCTGTACCGCGAGTTTCGCGGGCCGGCCGACGGTCCCGCGGCCCACGAGCGGCCGGCGGACCTGGGTAGCGACGATCGGGCGCACCGGAGGACGGGCCGAAACGACCGCGGCCGCGCGCCGGGGCGACCCAACGAACGGCTTGCGGCGCCGGATTCCGGTGATGATCGTCGGCACGGGTTACTCTTCGTAGGTCGCCTGCACCGCGACCGTGGGCGTGCCGGTCGAGGTGCACTCGATGTTCAGCGCCGAACCACCCGGTACGCGGATCTCCATGCCCGGTGGGAGGAACTCGATCACGCCCGACTGGTCCGGCACCTCCCACAGGAGCCCGGTGTCGGTCGGCGTGGTCGGCTCCACGGTCGCGTTCGCGCCGGCCGTCGCCTGGAGCGCCTCACTGTCGCTCGAATCGTTCTTTCCCGGCGTGGCCGCGGAGAGCGTCCCGAAGTTCGCGGTCGAGCGCGTCGCGCGCACTTTGACCGGTACCCCGGTTCCCCCGGCCGCGGCCTTCCCGAACAGGCGCAAGCTCTTGATGAGCACTCGCTGATTTGCAGGCGCCTTGATCTGCAAAACGGTTTTCGGCGTGGCCGCGACCAACGCGACCTCACCGCTGTTCACGTGCGCGACGATTCCCGCCATCGGTTACCCCACTAAGGACCATGTGTTGGGCTGAAGAACGCGAACGGGGTCGCCCGAATTCCCGCCGCCACTGTCTTGGTGCTGAAGCGGTCCGATGTCCCGATAGTTCGCCCCACCCCGCCCGGGAAGGTCGCGGGCAGTGCCAGCGCGCGCAACAACGCGCCCCCGCCCGCCGTCGCGTTGAGCCGGAAGTCACCGCCCGCCGCGTTCACGAACGCCGACGCGCTCAGGTTGATCGGGTCCAGGTCGCGGATGTTCCCGCCGCTGCGCCCGGACGAATTCCCGAAGTCCGCGCAGTTGACCACGAACGGGAGCGCGGAGTTGCCCACGTACCCGCTCACCAGATTCGCTTCGGAGATGCAGTTGTAAGCCGCGCTCTCGGCCGCGCTCGATAGGTTGAACCCGTTCCGCGCGTTCCCGGAGGCGATACAGTTCCAGAACTTCCGGCTCGCCGAGAACCCGTCCGTGTTCACACCCGTGTTGCCGAACGAGATGCAGTCCCGCGCGCTCGCTACGAACTGAAACGGGGTCGCGCTGTTGTTCCACGCCACGCACCCGATCCCGTGGTACACCTGCGCCGCCGCGGCCCCCGAGTTGCCCGTGAACTCACAGAACGCGGCCTCGGTGATGCCCGTCGCCGCGCCGTCCGTCACCCCGCCGTTGGTGAAGTTCTGGAACCGGCACCGCCACGTCGAGCCGCGGTGCGCGCACCCGGTTCCGAGCGTGATGTTGTTCCCGTCAAAAATCACGCTCTCGATCAGGGCGTAACTCGTACTCGACACGATGTTCGTGGTGGACAGGCTCGCGTCGAGTTGGATCGTCGGGCGGTTCGCGTCCCAATTCCGCAACCGGCGCGTGGTGTCGTAGCCCGAATAGGACACCCCGTTCGCGGGGGAGATGCGCCCCCCAGCCGCACTCAGCGTCGTGTTGTTAATCACGAACGGGAGCGCGTTGTACTTGTAAAAGACGATGTTCCCGGACACCAGGTACGTGTTGAACGCGCCGCCCGGGGACGCCAGCGCGCCGCCCATTTTCAGGGTCGCACCGGTCCCGGGCGTCAGCCCCGTAGCCGCGTCTACCACGACGGTTGTGGCGTTGGTGCGCGAGAGGATCTGCACGTATCGGCGGGTGATGGCTCCTGTTCCGCCCTCAATGCAAATCCCGTTGCCGACGCAGTTCGCGGGGAAGTTGGCCGTTGCGCTCGTAATGGTCGTCGTGGCGTTGGTCACGGCATCGGTCACCGAGATCTGCGCCGCCGCCTGCTGGGAATAGTCCGTGTTACCGGTTCCCAGAGCGTTCGTGTTGAAGCTCCCGCCGTTGCTGTCGTCCCCGTCTACGCGCACTTCCCATACCGTGTTCGCGTTGAACGCCATGACTCACCCCACCAGGTACGCACGGGGGTTCACCGCGAGCTTCCGAACCAGGGGGCCGAGCTGGTCGTTCGCGGCAATCATCCCCTTGACCACCACCAACACGCGGAGGAGCGCGATCACGTCGTGGTTCGTCAACTGCGCCCGCGCGTTGTCGCCGCTCCCCGCGATCAACTGCGGGGCCACCGCCTGGTAGTCGCCGGGCTCCCACGGCCCGGCCCGCAGGAGCGCCGCGTCCGTGGTCCCGAGCGCCGCGGCGAGCCCCTGGCCCACCACCGCGTCGAGGACCGCGGGCGGCACGGTGAGCAGCCCCGCGAGCAGGTCCGCGGTGGTGCGGATGCTCTCGTTCGTGAACTTCAGCAGTACCGGGTGATCGATCACGTCAGTGCCCTCACCGGATCGCGTCCTTGAACATCTGCGGGGCCTTGGGCAACTCGGCTTGATAGGCCGGCCCCATGTACGGGCGCGGGCGGTACACCAGGTTCCCGTCGAGCACCACGCGCGTCTTGCCCTTCGAGACGAACTGGCCCTGGGCGTTGCGGCCCGGGGTGTTCGTGACCCAGATCTCGCGCCCGTTGCCCGGGACCGTCCCGCCCTTTTCCAGCAGTTCGGGCACGCCGTTCGGCTTGCTCATCGGGACCGGGCCGATCACGACCGACTTCGCATTCGGGTCGAACGCGAACAGGATGCCCTTGCGGAGCAGCCCGAGGTGCGAGTTCGGGGGCGAGCCCGGGTCGCTCACGCCCTTCTTCTTCTTGATGCTCGTGCGCGCCCGCCGGCGGACGAACGCCCCGAACTTCGCGAGCGCCCGGCGCGTGCCCCGGTCCACCGCATCGCGGACCTCGGCCCGGTCAAAGAAGAACCGGGAGTACGCCTTGATGTCGAGTGCCACGGGTCACCGCTTAGCTGAACGTGGCCCCGCTCGCGCCCGGGATCGAGTACGTGAGGGCCGGGCCGGGGCCGACCTTGACCGCCTTGGGCGCGTTGTCGCTCGACGTCGGCATGAACGTGATCTCCGGGTACAGCGCGTTCGCCAGGTCCTGGTTCTCGTTCGCGCTGAACACCTGGCAGTCCACGCGCCACCCGCGCACCCCGACCTGCTCCTTCGGCCCGTCGAGCACGAGCAGGTCGATCACGTCGTCGGTCAACAGCGCGTTCATGAACGCCTCGTAACTGGCGTTCCCGGGCTTCTTCTCCATGCGCCCGCTGAACTCCAGCCCGAGCAGCGACTTGGCCTGGAGCTTGATCCGGCTCGCGCGCGAGTTCGTCTCGGCCTGGTCCCAGGCCGGGTTGACCGCGAAGTTCTCGATGATCGCGGCCTCGGTCCAGGTCGGCGCGCCATACGACCCGCCCGACCGCCAGTACACTTTCGCGTTGATCGCTAGCACGTCACGCCTCCACTTGTTCCCGGTACAGCACGGTCAGGACGCTCAGGAAGAGCTTGCGCTCGGTCAATTCTTCGAGGTCGTAAACGGTGGTGCACTCCGCGGTCTCGGGCCACAGCCCGGAGTCCGGTTGTCCCTCGACCGCCAGGAGCCGCGCGGCCCGCACGCTCCCGATCTCGTTGAGTAACTGCTCGCACCACCCCACCAGCCCGTCGATCCAGCGCGCCCCGATCGGCCCGTCGTCCGGGTACAGCTCGGCGACCACGATCACGATCGAGTAATCGTTCTGGTCCGAGAGCCGGCTCACCGGCCCGCCCGCGTAGGTGCTCGGGAACACCTGGACCCGGCGCCCCTTCAGTTCTCGCGTATCGAGGTCGATTTCCCACGGCCCGATCACCTCGTCCGGGGCGGCCGGCTCCCACCAAGCCGCAATCCGCTCGACCACGGCGTCCCGGACCTCGACGATTCGTGCGGCCATGTCACGCCGTCCCCTTGTGCTTGCAGTGGACCCGGAACAGCGTCTCGCCCGGGTCGCTGTAGCGCCAGTCGGGTTCGCCCGTCGCCGGGGGGAGCACCTCGAACTTCTGCGCGGTCCCGTTGACCACTTCCTCGACCACGTCGCCCTTCTTCGGCTCCCACGGCAACTCGGTTTTCGGGATCAGATAATCGCGGTCCCCGAACACGACCGCGGCCCCGCCCGCGTTGGCGATCCGGCTGAACACCGTGCGCCCGAACCAGGCCCGACCCGTCAGGTCGATGCGCTCGGCCCCGCGCACGTAGGTGACGGCCCCGTCCGGGGCGCGTGACGCCTGCTGGCGCGCGATCAGGGCACTCTGCCCGCGGCTGGCCCGGCTCACGAGGTCACGTCCTCCAGGATGCGGATCTGCACGTTCGCCGCGGTCGTCGAGCTCGCGTTGGTCAGGTACACCGACGCGGTCACGTCCACGGTGATCGGGTTCGTGAGCCCGCACCCGAGGTACCACACGTAGGGCTTGCCCGCGGCGATGGTGAGCGTGTTCCCGGGGACCGTGCCCGAGTTCGTTTCGATCGTGACGGCCAGATCGCTGAGGATGTAGATCGACTGGATCTTGTCCGCGTCCAGGTCGATGTCGACGCGCATGTCCGTCGTGTTCGCGGGCACGGTGACGTCCCGGTTCGTCTCCCCGTTCGCGTCGACCGTCACGACCTTGGTGATCGCGTCCCCGTTCCGGGACCACGAGAGCGTCAACTGGTGACTGATGCCGAGCGCGAGGGTCACGAGGGCCAGTCCGAGGAGCAGTGCGAGCATGGGGACCACCGGTTCGGGGTTGAGTGGGCGGGCGGTGTACGGGCCGGCGGGGGAGCGAGCGACTCTCCCCCGCCGGCGGAATGTCGTTACGCGCTCGGGTCGTGGCGCACGAGGCACGTGGCGTTGTTGCCGGCGCACGCGGTCACGGTGACCCCGAAGATCTTGAACGTGCTCGCGGTCAGGGTGATTTTTTTGTTGGTCGAGTCCCAGTACACGCGCTTGTCCGCGGCGATGATCCCGTCCCCGGTCATCAGGTACACCCCGCCCTCGGCCGCGAGCGCCCCGAGCGCCCCGTCGGCGATGTCCCGGTGGCACACGCGCGGGGTGTCGTTGGTGACCACCACGGCGCCCGCGGGGACCGCGGCCCCGGACGGGGTGTGGTCCACCATGAGCGGGTTGCCCGAGGAGAACTGTGCGTCGTAAGGCATCGGTCGGTCCCCTGAACGGTTTCAAAAGTCGAGCTGTCACGGCGGGAGTCGAACCCGCTCCTCCGGGGGCGAGTACCCCGGCGTGCTCCCCACACCACGCGCCAGTGCCCGCGTGTGCGGGCGTCAGTCGTTTGCTCGCGTGCCCAGTTCGATGAGCTTGTCGAGCTGCTCGCCGGGCACCCGGAGCTGAATCCCCGGGCGCTCGGCCGGGAGCGCGAGTTTTAGGCACGCGGCCACGGCCGGTTCCTTCGGGTCCGGACACAGGTTGCAGACGTCCTGCAGGTCGCCGGCGAACACGGGCACGGCCGCGGCCCGGGGGTTACTGCCCCGCGCGTCGCGGAGCCTCGAAAGCGGAGTCAGCATCGGAACCTCTCTCGGTGGAACGAGTCACAACGGAACGGGCGCGCCGGGCGCTTACGCGGCGCCCTTGCTCTTGACCCCGGCCAGGTACTCGGCCTGGTCGCACCCGAAGTCGTGGTACCCGCGGAACCGGACCCCGAGCTCGTCGAAGTCCGCGTCCGCGCTCTCGACCGTCGGGCTCATGTTCCCGTTGAGGAACGAGACCACCATCGCGGCCAGGTACGCGGGGCTGTTGAGCAGGTGCCACGCGGTCGCCGAGTACCCCGTGTACGCCGGGTCCGAGAGCTGCCACGCGACCACCGGGCGGTACTTGTTCTGGTAGATGTTGGCGCTCGCGTTCGCGACCGCGCCCAGGTTCTGGTTCCGGTAAATGACCTCGGCGTTGCCCTCCAGTTCGGGGGGCACGAGCAGGATCTCGGGGCGCCCGCCCGGGGCCGAGCCGACCGGGTTCTGGGTGTCCGCGTTGACCGCCTTGGTGCCGTCGGCCGTGGGCGACTTCATCTTGCGGAACGCCTGCACCCCGAGCCCGAGGCCCACGCCGTCGGTCCCCAGGTTCGTGGTGGCCCCGCTGATGTAGTTGGTCCGGCCCGCGGTGAAGAACGAGGCGTTGTTGATGAACTTGGCCCAGAAGATCTTGTTGAACTTCTTGGACGAGCCGCGCCCGAGCCGGGTGCGGATATCATCGAACGCGCCCAGGTCGTCGTTGACGATGTCGGTCCGGGTGAGCGCGAACATCTTCGCGTAGGTCTTGGCCTGGCGCGTGTAGCTCTCCTGCCCGGCCGTCGCGTGCTTGATCTTCCCGTCCGGCCCGAGTTCCTCGTACTCCATGTCGTCGAGCATGCGGTACGACGTCACCTGCTGGAAGTTCGACACCGACTTCACGGCGGCGATCTCCTTCCACGTCATGTCCTCTTCCACGTAGCCTGACAACAGCTCCTTGTTCGCAACATTGCCCAATATTCCGCTCATGGAGATGTTCGACACGCCGGCGGCGCGCAGGTCGACGCTCCCGTCGCTCCCGGTGAACGCGGCCTTCAGAACCGCGCGCAGGTTCGAGCCCGTGATGCGCTCGCCCGGGCTCCCCGGGTACCCGTTCTGGATCGCGGCCAGCATCAGCACTTGCTGCAAACCGAAGTTGCGGAAGCTCTCGTGGGCCGCCTGGCACACCTCGGCCCGGTACTCGCGCTCGACGTTGCGCCCGAGCGACATCCGGAGCGCCGCTTCGAGGGCCTCGGACGCGCTCACGCCCGGGGCCGCTTCGGCGCCCATGCGCCAGCGCCCGCGCCCGAAGTTCAGGGCCGGTCCCGCGTGCGGGTTCGCGGCCGACACGCCACTCGCGAGCGACGCGCGCAGGGCGCTCAGCTCGGCCCGCTCGACGGCCCACCCGCCCCGGATCGCTTCCGCCGCGAGGGCCGTGTTCGTGCCGCACACGCGGTTGATCCCGCTGATCCGCTCGACCTCGGCCGCGGCCTGTTGCCGCATGAGCGCGATCGGGTCGGCCGCGGCGACCGTAGATCCGGTGCCCACGGCCGCGGTTTGGGTGGGGACGACGTTCTCTTCCACGGCTGCACTCCGGTCAGGGATCGGGCCGGCGGCCCGGGTGGTACTCGATCGGTTGGCCCGGCGCGCCTCCGCGGCGAGCCCGGCGATGGTCTGGTCGAACGACTGGATCCCGTCGATGAGCTTGCGGTCCAGGGCCTCGGGCGCCCCGAACACCCCGCCCGTCTTCGCGGCGGCGAGTTGCTTGTCGGTGAGCGACCGGGACTTCTGCACGGCCGCGTCGAACGACTTCTGCGAGCCCTCGACCAGGTCGCGGAAGTACGCCTGTTGGTCCTCGGTGACCGGCGCGCCGGGTGTACCAGCGCCCTTGATCGGACCGGTGCCGAACACGAGCGCCTTGATCCCCTGCTGCTCGGCCGCGCCGGAGAGGTCGTACACCACGGCGAGCGTGCCGATCGACCCGATCATCGCGGTCGCGGTGTTCGCGAAAATCTGGTCCGCCTGGGACGCGATCCAGTACGCGGCGCTCGCGCACAAGTCCTCGGCGAACGCCCACACGGGCTTCTGTTTGGTGGCGGCTTTCACGTCGGCGGCGAGGTCCGCGGTTCCGCTGACCGTGCCCCCGGGGCTGTCGACGTGGAGCAGGATCGCGGACACGTCGGGATCGGCCGCGGCCTTGCGCACCGCGCGCCGGGCCGCGACGGTGCTCGTCGCGCTCGACATCGACCCTTGCGCCTTCATGAGCGCCCCGGCGATCGGGATCACCGCGATCTGCTGGCCCCCGCCTGCCTTGATC